ATAAAAAAAGGGAGCTAATGCTCCCTTTAGTGGTTTGAAGAACCTTAAGCTCCTTGTGAGCCAAAAACTCCACGCCAGTTAGATACACCAAATGAATATCTTTCTCTAGCTCTATACCTAATGTTACCCGTTGAAAATTCAGGTTCCATGGAGGTTTCCATATTTGTTCTATTGAACATTTTTAGACCTTCTCCATCTGAATTAACCGATGTCATAATGAAATATGCATCTGGGTCATTAAGATAGTGGTTTACACTAAAACCACCAGGCATAGAAGATTGGTTTTTAATTGAGTTAATATCATTGTCTGATGTTGAAACTCTACCAGGTGAGTTTAATAATCTATCAGCAATAAATGTTAATTGCGGAGGTATTATTAATTTATCTGGTCTAACTGCAATAGTTAGATTTCTGTCATCAACAAAAGTTGATATATCAATTATATTATCTTCTAACGAAGTTTCATTTAGGTCAGCCATTGTTGTAGCTCTGTTACGAGCTGTTCCACCACCCGCTAACGGATGTGCTGTGGAAATTAATTGCTGTCCATCACCAATAGCAAAATTAGTATCAAACGCATTATTTAATACATTTGCTCCTTTTACTTCTTTGGTATGTTGCATTGAACGAGCCAATGCTTTTGTGTATCTACGACCGAGTTGGTCATATAAATTGTCTTCAATAGCTTCTTCAGTTAAAGAGAAAGCAAGGGCCACAGTTTCGTGTGTATATCTCGCTGTATATCCTTCTGAAGCACTATCAAAGCTTACGCCAGCACCTTCTTCCTTGACAGGAGCTGCACCAAATCCAACTACTAAAACTTCTTCTTCGAAAGCTCTATCTGAGTCTTCTATAGAATATAGTTCTTTGTATTCTTCATTGTTTTCGTCATATTCAAGTCCAAAAAGTGCATTTAGACCGGGTTCAAGTTCTTTCGCTAATTGCGCTCTACTTATAGCCATCTAATTACTCCTTATGCTAATCCTGCGCCTTTTTGGCCACAGATATGATTTTGAATAACAACCAAAACATTTGTGTTTGCTGAAGCGACGTCTGAGTTATCAGGGTCTTGACTAATGTCAATAGCTTTTAGCGGCAAACCTGCTGTAGTTGCACCTGTTGTGACATCTAACTCTGCTCCTGAAATACCTGTATAGGTACTTCCTGAGTTTGTGTAAACAATGTCAAAATTACCAAACAGGTCAGCCACTGGGAAAGTGTCGTCTGCTTGGATTTCAAAGACCGTATTAGGGTCATCATGTATAAAGCAAATTATGTCTGAAGCGTTAGTGCTTGCAGGGTAATAATTACTAAATACTTGCTCTGATGTTGTCGGGTCTGTGTACATACAACCGTTGAATACGCCTACTATTGGAACAGTACCACCGTCAGCATGTATTTCTACACCGCCTCCAGTTACTTGCATTACCAAGTCACCTTGAAAAATGCTAGTTCCGTAGTTTGCAGCAATTCTATAACGGCTTTGACCGCCTGAATAGGGTGAGCCACCCATCATTTTTACAGGCTTAAGACCAAATGAAGCGTCTTTATTCGCCATATTTTTATCCTACCTTTTTTTACCAAATGATACTTTAGATTGTCTATTAGAGTCGTACTTAACGTATCTGTTGTTGCCTTCAACCTCACTAAACATAGTATTATCAAGTGCTTCGTTCTGTTGCACATTTCTTTGTTTATAGTGTTGGTTTCTTTCTTCAACAGTTTCTTTTGGTATTTTCGCTAATATCAATCCACCTACTGATATGACTCCTGCGTGTCTTCCATGCTCTATTGTAGGTAAAGGAAAGTCTGGTATTTCGTCTTGTCTGACAAACTCCCATCCTTCTCTCATTCTAGCAGAAACATTATTTCTGTCTTCTACCCCTACATACTCTGACCTAATCCATCGGTATTGATAACCCTCTGGTGCAGGTGGAGTTTCAAGCATCCTCGCAGGCTGCCATGGTTTCCTTCTAGCGTTTTTATCGTGTTGCTCGTCGTCACGAGATTGGCGTGTTGTATTTTCAATCGCATCTATGTCCATTATTTTACTCCTTCAAGTTTAACTATTTCTTTACCTACTCTTTTCAGCCACTCTTGTTGTGACATCCCGTAAGGTTTTAAATTACTCTTTACGGAAGCATGGTTAGAATTAATCTTAATACCGCTTTTCTTCCCTTGTGTTCCTTGGCGACTTCCAGAGGAAGCAGAAGCAACTCTTTGCACAGTTGAGTTGGTATCTTTTGATACGCCTTCAGGTTTTACCTGTAAGTCAGGATAAACCTTTTGCAATCTTTTGTCTAATTCTTCATAGTAATCATTATCAGTACCGTCAAAACCTTCGTTTATTAGGTCTTCATGAATACCCATAGCAGTGTATGTTTTGACTCTATCTTTTTGAAACCAGTCATTTTTTTCTTGCCATTCAACTGCTTTAGAATCAGGCTTAGGTTTATCATACACTTGTTGTGGAACATTTTGTACATTTTGTTCAACATTTGTTGCATTTTGTTGTGTTTCTAATTGTACCTTTGCAAGCCTAACCCTTTCTTCTTCTAAAGAAACCTTGTTAAGCAGCTCTACACTTTTAACTTCTAAGTCTGGGTCATTAGTTTCTCTTGCTTTTCTGTACAAATCTTCAGCCTGTTGTCTTTGTGACTTGACTCTATTTTCATACTCATCGGTATAACTTTTGTCTAAAACATTGGCTCTGCTTTTAACTGAGTCATACTCATTTGATAATTTAGCGTATTTAGATTCGGCCTCAGACGCTCTTATCTCAGCCTGTCTTACTTTATCGTTGAGTTTATTTATTCGCTTTGATACACCTCTAGTGTACTTATCAAGTTCTTCGTCACCACCTGAGTTGGTTTCGACCGCTTCAGCTTCTGCTTCGTCAATAGGTGTATCAACTACATCTACAACAAGTTCTTCTTCTGCTTGAACCTGATTTTCTTTATTTATTTCGTCCATATAATTTCTCCTTATACTGAAACAATGTCATCAGGGTTTAAAATAGTAGCGATAACTTCGTCGTCATTTATAATTCTGACTTCGCTTTCATCAGCCAACCTAAACCTAGAACCTGCATATCTGCCAATCATAATCCAATCGCCCTTGCTACACCAAACAGACGAAAATCTCTTTTTGTCTGCGTAACAATCTGGGCCAACGGCTACAACATAGGCAACTACAGTTGCTAGGGTTTCTCTATCAATGGTTTCCTTAACTAATTGGATTCCACCTTCTGATACTCCTTTACCTTTATAAGGAAGTACCAACATCCGCCAACCCGTAGGTTGTGGCATGCGTTCAAGAACACTTTTATCTAAAAGACTTGGGTCAAGAACTCTTTTGTCTTCTTCAACAAAAGCTTTATCTAAGTCAATAGTATCTTCTTCAACCTTCTCTTCAATGGTTTTCTTTACCTCACTTGTCATTAATATCTCCTTCTTCATGTAAGTGTTCTTTTATCTTATCATGAATATAGGATAATGCAGATATTTCGCCCATTAAAAATTGGTATTTTTCCATATCCTTTATGCCACCAGACAAAAGAATATCTTTCACTTGCTCCTCTCTTTCGTTTAAATCTCTACGGAGAGCATGAATAAAATCATACTTATCCATATTTTAGAATACGCCGTTAAACTTATTGCCTCGTAAAGCAGCTCCTTTACCTCTGCTTTCTCCTTTGCCGTAACCAGGTTTATGTGATTGGTCTACTTTCACTTTCTTTGGTTGTGACAAAGGTATAGTCCCTTGACCTTTTATTGTTATGGAAGTTTTAGCTTTCATTTTTACTCCTTACTATTTTTTAGTAGTTTTCTTTTTAGCAACTGTTTTTTTCTTTGCAGTTGTTTTCTTTTTGGTTGTTGTTTTTTTGGCTTTCTTTTTAGGTGCTTTACCACCTTCCCAAGCCTCATTAACATCCGGAGTTGATAGGTCATCAGCTATGTAATGGCCTTTATCATCTCTTGCTCTTTTTACTTCTTCTACTTGTGCAGCTTCTTGTATCTTATTTTCAGCTTTTTTTGCTTTTATTTGTTCTACGATTTTTTCATTGATTGAACTTGTCATTTATTCATCCTCGCTTGTAAGTCTATTAATTTTAACTCAGCCTGTTGTTCCAATCTTGCTTTTGCAATCTCATTCTTTTCATTGCCAATGCTTGCTTGTTGGTCAGCTTTTTGTTGCTGTAATTGTAGCTCAGTTCCTTTTTCCATGGCATCTTGTTGTTCTTTAGCCATAAACTGTTGATTCTTCATGTCTATTTCTTTATCACGCAATCCAAGTTCTTGTTGCCTTATGGCTACAAGTGGGTCGTCTTGTTGTGGTGGTTGTACTGAAGATAAAAATTCACTTGATAATTGAGCTAGTATTGGTGAACTAAATGTTTCAATTATGCTTTGTATTTGTTGCTGTAGAGCCATTTGTGATTGTGGGTCTAGCTGTTGCATTTGTTGTGCAGCTTCCTGTATTTGTTGCTGTACCTCTGGTGGTAGCTGTTGTTCTGCCATTTGATTAGCCATAAATTGTAAATGTTGCATAACATGAGCAATAATGACCGATTGTAATTGTGGATTCATTATTACCGCTTGTGTTAAAAACAATGATTTATGTGCTTCTACATGAGCTTCATGGTTTTGTTCAGGGAAGGCTTGTTGTGGTATGCCTTGCAGTAAACCACTATTTTCAATACCTGCATCAACAGGTTTGGGTGTATTGTCAGCCGGTGGTGTTAAAAGTGTTTCTATATTATCTACACCTAAAGCAGCATACATTCTTCTGTAAGCCTCATAGATACCCTGTGGCCCGTGGAGTTGTGGGTTTGATTGCACCATAGTCAATAATTCTTGTGCCATTATGACTCTTTGGCTCATAGAGAATATGTTTGGGTCAGATACCGGTATCACATCTACTTTTGCATCAAAATCTTGTAACTTAATTTCTCTAGGACCACTACCTGTTTCGTACGGATATACAGGCGGTAAAAACTCTTGAAACACTCTTGCAAGTATTTTAAATTCGTTTTTTTGTGAATAATGCAACCTTTTGTGTATTGCGCTCATAACTTTTGTGCCTTTTTCTAATAAGGCGACAGTTGTTCCAACAGGCATAGCAGCGTTAGAATCGCCGATATTCATGTCGGCTATGGCAGCAAACCTTTTGCCCGACTCAACC